ACTACTCCAGTATTGGATACTAAATTTGTTACCGCAGTATCACTACCAGTATAACCAAAACCAAATATTCCTTTATCAAAACCATAGCCACATGCTGCTATATGTTGTCTAGCTGTTCCAACTCCTGATGTGTCAGTTGCTACAACTCCAGTATTGGATACCAAGTTAGTCATTGAAACAGGACTACTAGTATAACCATAACCAAAAATGCCTGTATCATCACCATATTCGCATGCCGCTAAATAAGATCTACCTGTTCCAACGCCAGTTGTATTAGTGGCTACGACTCCAGTATTGGATATTAAATTGGTTATTGCGCCACCACTACCATAACCAAAAATACCTTTATCACCACCAAATCTACATCCCGCTATCTCCTGTCTAACCGCATCTACTGCAGCTACATCGGTTCCTATGACTCCAGTATTGGACACTAAGTTGGTTACTCCAGTTATAGAAGGAGTAGCACCATAACCAAAAATACCTTTATCACCACCATATTCAGTTCCCGCTAGATCTCTTCTAGCCGATCCAACGCCAGTTACATCAGTTCCTATGACTCCTACATTGGAGACTAAGTTGGACATTGAAACATAACTACCAGTATAACCATAACCAAATACTCCTTCAGAATTTCCTTTAGAAGGTACATCGGTAACATCATCATCAAGAGTAGGCACCCAGCCCTTCGTTGAATCCATGTAAGTTATATGAAGGCTTTGACCATCAGTAGTGTATTCTACAGTAAAAGTATCCGCATCACCTTGATAGTTTAAGCCATTTGAATCGATAATAATTTTATTCGTTGCCCAAGTTCTAGCATAGTCAGCAAATATAATTGTATCTCCAGCACTAGCAGAAGCTGGTAACGTAATTGTACAAGTATTAGATGTTGTATTTATTGGATACCCATTGCCCGCAACAGCAGTCATAGTTGATCCTGTTTCTACGGATTGCCATGATATGCCAGCCGCAACATCTTCATATTCTGCCGCTACTCCAGCACCAGCACTTGTTAAAACTTGTCCATCTGTGCCAAGTTGAGCAACAATTCCAGAGCCTCTGATATTAAGTCTACTTCCTACTATACCGCTCATAAACGTTATTCTTTTATTATAATGTTTGATCTAGATAGCTAACTACAACATCAAGGTCTGCTGAATTTGCAGTTATAATACCTAGCATATCGGTCGCTTCTAAAACTATTCGGTCGTTATGTACGAAAGTTTCATTGGCCCCTATTGCCTGTGACTTATAAATGTAATGATCTGTTCCGCCATCACCATCATCGACATATAAATCAAAAGTTTCTGCGGCCCCGGCTGTCTCGCAAATCGTAATCGATAGAACAACGTAACTGTGTCCACTCGCCCCGTCAATCAATTTCACTTCTGAATTTGAAACAGTTGGTTTCAATGCTACTTTGAATAGTTCACTTGCCATATTTTCCTCCTAATTAAAATCCAAACACTGCTGCTTTACCTGAACTTACAATATCTGGTGCCATTGTTCCAGCATTTGTTATTGCTCCACCGGCAGCAACAGCTATAGTTGATCCGGACAGAATTGTAAAGGTGTTCGCTGTCATCGTGAAATCATCTGCTCCGGCAATTTCAAAATCTATTTGGTCATCTGTTGGTGAAGAAATCGTTGTATTCCCATTAGCATCTAAAATAATAGCATCAGCAGTACCGTTAGTATCAAAAGTTGTACCAACAGTTGTTCCTGTAATCGTTAAATTGTCTGCAACCGTTGTTTCAGAAGTTGTATGTCCAATAGTAACTGCGATACCAGATGTTTCTGTTGCTAATTTTAAACCTCCTTGAGAATTTGTAACAAAAGAATCTGTGCCATCATGATAAATGGTCATATCTCCACCATCACCAATTTTAATTGGAGAAGAATCTGTTAATTCTAGTGCGTCATCTGATTGATCCCATAATAAGAAACTTCCAGCAGTATCACCAAAGAATTTTACATCTAATCCTGTGCCATCAACACCAACAGTTATTGCACCACTAAATTGTGAGGCCCCAGATACATCAAGAGCACCATTGAGATCAAGAGTTGTTGTAGCAATCTCTACTTCTGTATCAGCATCAATATCTAATTGACCATCGGTACTTGAACTAATAGATAAAGCTGTATCATAAAAACATAATTTATTAGTTGAATTTAAAGTTAAGCCTGTTCCATCTGTATGAGTTAAAGTTGTATCCTGATCATCTCCAAATTGAATTGAACCAGAATCATTTAAGAAAAGGTCATTAAATTCTAATGCTGTTGTTCCTAAATCAGCGCCACCTGAAGCATCTGGTACGAACGCAGTTTCTGCTGTAATTGTAGCACTTCGTATATTTGAAGTTCCATTATCTATTGCACCAAATCCAGAAGTAATTGATCCAGAATCTAATGCTCCAGTTGTTACAATGCTAGAACTTCCTGCAACCACACCATAAATAGAGCCAATAGCTGTACTATTAATTGTAATAGCATCAGCTTCTAAAGTACCGTCTACATCAACATCACCAGAAAAATCTCCTGTTGCAGCGTCTAATTCACCAGAGATGGTTAGATTTCTACCACCAGTAATATCTGCACTAGAATCTAAAACCATTGCTTTACTAGCTGCTGCAGTACCTGCAGTAATTCCATCTAAAAATTCTAATTCTGCTTCTGTTAATTCTGCACCTGAACCTAAAGTTAAAGTTCCTGTAACTGTTAAATTATCCGCAACCGTTACTTCTGAAGTTGTATGTCCTATTGTAACTGCAATACCTGAAGTTTCAGTAGCAACTTTTAAAGCACCTTGTGAATTTGTAATATAAGAATTTGATCCATCATGATAAAGAGTGAAATCTTGAGCATCTCCAATTTGTAATGGAGTTGAATCTGTTAATAATAATGCATCAGCTGATTGATCCCATAATAAGAAACTTCCAGAAGTATCACCAAAGAATTTTACGTCTAATCCTGTACCATCAACACCAACAGTAGTTGCACCATCTATTTGTACCGCGCCATCAATATCAACAGCATCTAAATTTGTTGTTCCATCAATATCAGCGTTACCAGATATATCTAATGTTGCAGCATCTAATTCTCCTGCAACTGTTAAAACAGCACTCGTAAGTGTTAATAAATCTGTATCGCTGGTATGACCAATAGTTGTTCCATTAACAATAACATTATCAACTGTTAAAGTTGTAAGAGTACCCAGACTAGTTACACTACCTTGTGCCGCCGTTGCTAGAGTACCCGTTAATGTTCCTGTTACTGTAAGATTGTCAGCAACTGTTACTTCCGAAGTTGAATGACCTATTGTTAATGCGATTCCAGAAGTTTCTGTTGCAATTTTTAAAGCGCCTTGTGCATTTGTAATGTATGAATTTGTACCATCATGGTACAGCAACATATCATTACCTGTACCAAATTTAGCATTAGCACTATCGGCAAACGTTGCATGAGATCCTGTTAATACATTGAAAGCATTTGCTGTCATTGTAAAATCATCAGCGCCTGCGATTTCGAAATCTATCTGGTCATCTGTACTTGCTGTAATGCTTGTATCGGAATCAGCATCAAGAGTTAATTCATTACCATCTAAATCAACTGCACCTACTCCACCAATATTTGAATCAACCAGATTTGGATTAGTGCCATCATCAGCAGTCGCATAAAGAAGTTTTGTTCCTTTATCAGTGGCTGCCCAAGTAACACTGGATCCTGAACCAGAAACATATTTAAATTGAACAGTATAAGCACCGGATGTGTTATTTTTAACTACATAAAAAGTTTGAACATCCAAAGGAATCGTTACAACTTGGTTCCCAGTAATGGTTCCTGTAAATTCTATAATTCTGTGTGCAAGAACTGCACCTGTTGATCCATCAGAAACAGATAACGTTGTTGTTTGAGCGCTGCCCGCTATGGATTGCGCTGTATAACCACCAGCAATTTGTTCAATGATTTGTAGATTGGTATTAGTTTTAGATCCCCAGTCACCGGCATTTTCGCCGGTTGTCATTAACTCGGTACCTAATCCTGTATAAGTTGATGCCATAATTTATCCTACGCGCTTCCTACAAAAACCTCTACATCACATGAGGCTGTATCTGTATCCACTGTAATGTCTACTAAATCTGAAAGGCCTGAAGCTAAAGCGGATCCTGCTGCCTTCATGGTATCAACTACGCCACCGCTATTATCACCTGGATAAATAAACGAGTGACCTGCATCGACCTTCATTCTAAATTCTGTGTTGTCTTCATCTCTAAACGTTAACATAATATGATTGGATGAATCTAAATTTGTAATTCTAATATATCGTACATCGCCATCGTCAAACATTCCTGCAACATAACCTACTTTATTTGCACTCACACCTACGCCACTAATAGCTGATATAAATCCTATTAATCCACATTCTGTTGTTGATGCGGTTACAACTCTTTTTACAACTTCGTTAACGCTGGAAATATCCAAAGCTCTTTCCGATCCATAATCAATGTTGTTAAGTGTAATTGCTTCTTTGACTGTGACTGTTAATGTTGCCATATTTTAATTCCTTACGGTGTCTGAACCGGAACAGGTATACGAGGTTCTCCATCCGTATAATCGTCTCGTCTTCTTCGACCTAATTGTTCTGGACCAAACTTCTGTACTTCAGTTTGATACTTTTGTTCGTATAGTTGTAGCATATCCATTGGGCCTTTTAAATAGCTAAACGCCTCTACTAAACATGCATACAACAATCCATTACCAAAGTTAAGACTTAAATAAGTTGTCGTATTCGCTGAGCTTAATCCTAAAGGTCTAGCGTTGTAATGAATTTTGTACATAAAAGCTGAGCTAGGCGTTGGCACAACAGTAATTCGTCCTGAAGACGTTGCTCCAGTTCCCTCTGCTCCACCCGACATGGCATAGTATTTGGGTGTTCCAGTCGTTGTTTCAGCGGCATCATATTCTCTAAGATAGCTAATATCTTTCTTAATCAAGAAGCTATTGGCTCCTGTCGCAACCGACGTTGAAGTATAAACTTGAAAATCTCTGACAAATAAGGTTCCAGCCGGAGCATAAATATTATCTTTCGAAGCAGTTAAATTGCCAATCATTTCTTTTCGATCGGCATCAATAGGAATTTCTCTTTGTATTCTAAATTCAGAATTATCAATAAATTGATCAGTAATTGTACTTGAAAGTACTGAAGTTCCTACTTCCGTGTAATTCTGAATTGCTGTTGTAAGTGTTGAGTATGTAAATCCTGCCATATTATGCCTCTAAAGTTGCCGGACCAGCCGAACAATTCTTGCCTCCTCCTGCGATTCCTCCAGCTGTAGCAGTGTTTGTGTCTACAGTAAAGTGGTAGTAGTCATCGGTATTTGTAATCGTGCCGCTTGAATCTCGCGTACCAACGGTAATCGAGTAGCCAGCGGATTTTGCTAAATTCGCTCCTGTAACCCCATCAAAACCTACTGGATTTTGATAAGCATCTGAATCTGAACTTGTCCATATTGGACCTCTAAATCTAACAGTGTCGCTTGTGGATCGTCCATGACTTTTTTCAAAAACATTTATAATACCGGATCCCGCTGAAATAGTTTCAAAAGGATTAGGTCCTAGTATTCCAACAACTGTTTTTTCAGTTCTTCCCGGTCTTGCATTCCTTAAACCATGTCCTTCTGCACCATAAGCTCTTGGCTGATCTTGAGGATGTCGTGCTTCATATTCAGATTTATGAACAAAAGAACCATTCCATTCCCTAACCATTTCATTATAGGGAAATTCCATTCCACTTCGGTCTGAGATCGCTTTAGCGTATTTTCCTCTTGCAAATGCCATAATTATCCACTCGGGTAATAAGACTCCGGAGTTATATAAGTGCTTGTAGAAGATCCATCTTCTGCCAAGGCTCTTTTTAATTCGTCTTCATATATAATTTTAATTCTTGCACTCTTTGGGGTGCGTATTTCTGTGCCAGATAAAAAGACAGTCCTGACGCCATACAAGGCACAAAACGATAAGGCACATCGGTTGCATCGGTATAAGTTGCATCAGCATCTTGAACTCTTTTGACAAAGAAAATATGAACATCTTTTGATGCATTGGATGAATCGGGTGTTGGATAAAAATTGATTGTTGTTTTATCAATAAGTCTTTGAACAAAATATCTAGAGGGAGTTCCTTTAGATAATTTATTAGCTAATCCAGAATAAGTTGATCGATCTGTTTTTGTAAGCGTGGAATCAGCTTGATCTGTGTCTCCTTTATCAGATCTAAGTGTAGCTTCTAAAATATCAGCAATACCATACGTTGAAGTTCCTGTTGTTCCTCCAGCTGTTGTTGCAGAAGTACCATCGCCCGTAGCTCTATAGAAAATATATTCAGCTTGACCTTCAACCATGTCAATATTGGTATCGCCTACTTCCCAGTAGTGCAAACCTCTATTGCCCCATTCTTGAAACATTACATTTAAAGAACGTCTTGCTGTTTTTAATTGATATCCCGAAACAGATTGTAAGCCAATTCGCTCGTAGGCTTCTTCAATTATTTCGTCTACAGCAAATGTCTTATCGAACGTTACTGTTCCGGAAGTAGTATTAGCCATATGCTACCTCCTAGTATGATTTTCTTAACTCTAGAATAATCGTGTAAGCATCATTAGAGGTATGATGTAATGTTGTTAGATCAATATCTCCATTAATGCCACCACCTGCATTATTTTTAATTCCACCAAAAGATCTAAAATCAAAATGTCCATTAGTAGGTTCTAAAGCTACTCCAGCCCCTAAAATTAATGCTTTAACATTAGATGAAGCATTCCATTCTAAATCGACTCTCATCCCTGAAATTGCATACCATACTTGTGTAATATGAACTCTTGCACACTCGGCTCCGGTATGTGAATTCGCGGTTAAAGCTGAGACATCTACTTTTGCGACAGATGATTCACCTGAACCATCTGATATATTTGTAAACTTCATTACAGCGGTTCGATCGCCATCTGATAAAGTTTGACTTGTTACTGCGTCTGCCATTTTTCCTCCTGTTAGAGAGAAGGGGCCGAAGCCCCTGCTCTAATTAAAGTCTTTATTTATTAGCCGTTATTGTAATCAAAAGCTGCGCCAGTGATCTTAATAACTAATTTACCTGCTGTGTAAGCTGCTTCAGTAGCTGCTCCACAAGTTAAGTAAAGATATTTTTTACTTAATGCTGCAAGTGTTGCTCCACCATCAGCAGAAACATATGTACCTAATGCAAGATCTCCATTATTTAATAAGTTTGTTCCACTTGTTACTGCTGCATTTTCTGCATCAGTAGCTGTAGCTGAACAATCTAAATTAATATCTGGATCTCCACCTGTTGGTACTTCTAAGCATGCCATTTCGATTTCGAATGGAATACCATTAACTCCAGTTGTTAGTTCTGCGATGTAAGCATTAGCTGCTCCACCATCAGTTCCAATAACATCATTAGCGGAACCACCACAAGCTAATCCACCGTGAAGGTCAATTAAAATAGTAGTGTAAGTTAGACCACCTACTTTATTAACAAATGTGTTAATTGCATCATCAGCAATTCCTGATCCATGCGCATTAGGTGTAATTTTGAAAATAGTAGCTGCTGTACCTAAACTTCCATTGTTAGTACCTGTTGAAGTACCTGCTGCTACAATGTTGTTTCCAGTGCTCGCAACTTTTTCTACTTCCATACCACCAGCTGCTTTTATAACAGCATAATCTACAAATGCTCCTGTAGTTGTGTTCTTAGTTGTTGCCTTAATGTCACCGTCCGAACGGACTGTTCCATTAAATGTTGTTGTTGCCATAATTATAATCCTCCTAGTTTGTGTGAATACTGTCTCTAGGCCGTCGACTATACCGCGTCAGTATTCTTTATAATTGTATAGTAATTTTTTATAGCTCTTTTTTTAAAAAAGCGCAAGGTATTCTGTAGTAAAAAGTTGATTTTTGATAGCGCTTAAGTGGCTATCGAAACTTCGGGCTTGGCCTCGTTTATTTTAGTTTGAAGAGTTGCTTCTTCAAACTCTTTGGCAATAATCTGTTTAACAATTTCCTGAATTTTTTTCTCAATATAGGACATATTAATATTATATTTGCCCTCCTTCAGGTGTTCCTGTTGCCATTCTAACTCCAAGGACCGTTTCGTAGTGTAAAGGTCTTCGGTCATCACTAACCTCCTCATAGGTTATCCATTTACCAGTCTTACTAGTAAATCCATCAGATTCGAACTTTACCTCATTTTTTCCTAGTTTGTCAAGGATTGAATTTTCTATATCTATGGCCGTATCCTTACAACTAACATTAAAGTCAGCATAATAGCCCTGATATCGAATCTGTACTCGGAAGTTTTTCATATGAGAATTTCTTACTTTATTGTCGAAATGAGGCGGTTTTGAGGCCGCCTCATTAATTTGTTTTAGTTGCTATTACGCACCTGGTGATCCGAAGACACCACGCCAGTCAGACCAGCCGAAGCTGTATCTTTCTCTAGCTTTGTATCTCACGTTACCAGTATCAAAATCGCCTTCCATAGCGGTTTTGATTGGTGCTCTAACAAAGTGTTTCATTCCATTTGGAACATCTGTTTTAATGAACCAAGCATCTGTATCAGTTAAGTAATGATTAACCACATAACCTTGTGGAACCATTCCCATAGATACAACTGCGTTGATATCATTATCAGCAGTTCCAACTCTACCTGGAGATTTCATCAATCTCTCAACAGTAAATTGAAGCGCAGAAGGAACAATCATTTTTTTCCCTTGAGCTGCAATTTTTAAACCACGTTCATCAGTAAGCGCAGCAATATCAATTAATGCTTGCTCTAATGAAGTTTCGTTTAAGTCTGCCGCAGTAGTAAGTTCATTCTGCTCTGTACCAGCTACAATAGCATGGTCAGTTGCACAAAGTTCCTTACTGTCACCGCCAGTATATGAACTGTTAAACGCCCTGTTTAACACGTTAGCTGCTTTAACTTGTTTAGCGTTAGCCATAGATCTAGCTAATGCTTTTGTATAACGAGATGCGATTCTGTCATACAAATTGTCCTCAACCGCTTCTTCAGTGATTGCGAACGCTAAAGCAATTGTTTCATGCGTATAACGAGCAGTGAAGGTTTCGTTAGCGCTGTCAAAAACAACCCCTTGTCCTTCTGCTTTTACTTGAGCATTTGCAAATCCAGATAACATAACTTCTTCTTCAAAAGCTCTGTCTGAATTTTCTTGATCAAATATTTGCGTATGCTCGTTAGCATAGTTTTTGTATTCCAGGCCGAATAGTGCATTCAATCCTGGCTCTAGTTCTTTTACTAGTTGTCCTCTTGATATAGCCATAATTTATACTCCTATACTCCTGTTGTAGTTGTGTAGAAATGTTCGCTGATAATAACCTTCCAGTTAACGTTAGCGGCTGTTAAATCGCTATTGTCTGGATCATCTGACAAGTTCACAACCCGTAAATTAGCGGCTGTCGTCGCTAATGTAGAATCGTCCAGTTCAGTTTTAGAAACGTAGTGAGGCGAAGAGCCTGCTGCTACTACAATATCAGCATTATTTCCAATGTCTCCTTGAGCGGAGGCACTATCATTGTCTGATTGTACTTCATATAACTGAAAAGGATCATCTGTGACAAAGCCTTTAATGTCCGTTGCGGTATTACTTCCTTGTAAGTTATTCGCAAAAGTAGGCTTGTTAGTCGTTGCGTCAGTAAAGAAAACGCCTTGCAATGAACCGATCATTAACGCACTTGCTTGATTTGCTGCACCAATCGCGATACCAGCACCGGACGCTGAAACAACGTGGTTTTGGTAAATAGCGGATGCGCTAGCTGC